AATATTAGAAGTTCCCTCTCCTGGTTTTTTACCCTGAACATAGGTGAGTTTGCCACCTTTCATTGCTTTATATCCAACTACATTCTTTCCATTCGCATCCTTAATAATTTGTGATGAAGGTGATTGTTTAAATCCTTGTTGTTTTAATCCATAACCACCAACCATTTTTGCACCAACATTAACACCAACACCTGCAGCAGATTGTGCTCTTCTTACATTTGCAGCAGAATAATTACCCATTCCTGCTGCTTTATATGCTGCCTGAGGACTGGGGGTTGAGGATGCTTTTGGTGCTGCAGTTTCTTTTGCCTGCAATTGTTTATGAATATCTGCTACTTTAAGATTTCCATTCCAAGCAGCATCGTATCTTGGATCATCTGGATTATTAATAATCTTAGCATATTCTGATCTTGCTTGTTTATGTAGATTTGCTTCCTTTGCTCTTGATGCATCAGCAGTAGCAGATTTTTTATTTTCTTCTGCAAGTTTTCTTTGCATATCAGGTCTCATTCCACCAGGTCCAGCATTACGAGTAACTGTTACATTTGGACCCATTCTCTTCATTGATCCTGCCAATCCAGCAAGTCCAGTGACATTAATATCATTAACTGTTATTTTTTTATCTCCTGTTGATTTCTTTTGCCCAGAAGATTTTGTTGGTCTATTATTTGAAGATTGTGACATTTTTCTTCGTGCAATATCCGCATCATCCTCAGAAGCCGATTTTGCTCTTTTCTCTGCTAATTTTTTAGTATAAGATCCTTCTCCATGTTTTTTATCATAGTTTGCTCTACTATCCTCTCTTCCAGTACTTGTAATATACCCACCACCATAGGCATGTGGAATTCCAGAAACCATTTTTGGTTTGTTTGTTCCGCCACCAGCAGCATTCATTCCTTCCAAAGTATCAACACCATACTTTTGAACGGCACCACGAGACATTACAAATTCACCATCACTTAACATCGCAGGAATTTTATCAACTCCTTTTTGACCAGAAACCAATCCACTAAACATATTACCCAATCCACCAAAGTTAAGTCCACCACCTGCAAACTTTGGAATTTTTATAGATCCTCCACCGGCGCGACCCTCAACTTTAGGTTTATCCTTTCCAATACTTTCAATACCACTGCTGAGTGCCATTGTTGTGCCGACAGTAGCAGCAACTTCTAATCCAGCACCTAAAAGTTTTCCTTTTTTACCACCTAAAAACTTTGCAAATTTTCCTGCTTTTCCTACTCCAGCTTTAGCAAGAAGACCGGCAGCCGCAGCAGCAAGTCTAAGTCCTCCTTTTATAAGAATAGAAGATAATGTGCCAACTAATTTGCCAATTCCTGTACCAAATCTTAGATACAGTGCTAAAAGCGTGGGCCAGTGATCTCCTAAAAATCTTAAAATACTTTGAAATTTCTTTTGATTTTCGGGATCACTAAACCAGCGGAGCAGTTTTATCATCAATCTTCCGAAGAAGACTGCAGTAATAAAATCAATAATTCTACTTAAAATTGATTTAAAAGGGGCAAGAATTTTCTCAGCTGCTTTTGCAATCAGACCAACACCCTTTTCAAGTCTTGATTCCTTTTCACCTCTTGTTTTTTGTTCTGCAGATTTCCTATCCAATTCTGATGCTTTTTTAGCATCTTTATTTTGCTGCGTTAAACTTTTAATAATTTCTGCAAGAGTATCAATGATTGTTGTTATTTCATTTCCACCAGTCATCTTGTCAATTGCTGGCGGAAGAGGAGGGGGAGCAATTCCCGTAAGTGCTTTTTGTTTAAAAAGATTAATTCCTACAGCACTTCCTTTTTTAAAACTTGCAGCACTAATCTTCTTTGGTTTAAATCTACCTTTCTTTGTCTTTACTCTTTTCCATTCATTTGTGATTAATTCTGTTTCTGCAGTTGAATATCTACTTTTAGACATTCTGGAAGCAACCATTGCTTCTCTCAAATATCCAATATATTCGTCATAGGATAATTCATATTCATCCTGAAGACCAAGCAGTTCTAAAATCCTTTCATCAATCTTTTCAGTAGATGCCTTCTTCCCATTAAAGAGAACCAGAGAACTAATTTTAGAAGGATCCGCCATTTGATTGCTGCTTCAGTTTTTCCTCTTCCAGATGCTGTTTCAATAATTCAACATAGATGTCGCGTTCCCACGGCATCATGTTTTCAATCTCTGTTAATGAGTATTTATGATACTGCATCAAGGCAAAGTTAAGACGGAAGTAGTTTTCCAGGTCCATATGGACCATGGCTATGCGAAAAAAGATGCTAACCCTTCTAAGACTACTTCGCTTTCTACTTGCGTTTTTGGATTTGTAACCGTAATCTTGTGAGAAAGTCTGGGCATCGTCTCAAAGAACTTTTCAATCTCCTTGAACTGTGCCGAATTCATCTGTTCCAAGAATTCAATTAATTCTTTCTTGGTTACATCAGAAGCAGACCATACTTCTTCTTCAGTATAAATTTTATCAATACAAGAAGAAATCAATTCAAATGATTGATCCATTGCATTATCATTTTTAAAATCAAAGTTAGTTTTAATAAATTGTTCTAATGATGGATACTTCATCTCCATCATAATTGTAGGATCTACCTTAATTTTATTTGAATGCTCTTCATTTTTCTGGACCTTGATTGAATCTAGATCAATTTTTATAGCAACATTCGTTTCTTCATCATCAGGGCAGATGACATTTACTTCAATCTCTTCTCCAACAGACTTACCACGAATATTTAAGAACAAATATTCAATATCAAATGTTGGAAGTGCTTCTACTTTAATTCCTTTTGTAACAATACAATTTTTAATTACTGTTTTGATAGAATTAGTAATTTGCTTGGTATCTTCACTTTCTAATGCAATAACTAATACTTTTTCTTCTTTTACTAAAAATGGTCTGTACTGAACTGTCTCTCCTGTTGATGGCAATTCAAGTTCATAGGTTGGTGTAGCAATCTTTGGTAAAGGCATAATATCCTATAAAAATTTCAGGTGTGATTATTTATTCTGATTAATTAATGTTCTTTCTGCAGATACTGCATTTGCAATATCAAATTGAGTAATACCTTTTCCAGTATTTCCTGATGCAAGTGCAGCAGAATAATTAACGCCACCTACTGATGGAACTGACGAAAGTTGATTAGTAGAAAATGCTGTTGGGTTGAATGCTACATTATTTAATGATGCTTGTTGTTGTGGTGTCAATGCTTGATTTTGTGACGTAGAATTTGTATTGTCGCCATCACCTCCTCTTACACCACCAGTTCCCGTCGGATTAAGAATATATCTAATGTAAGAAAAAGAAACACTACACTTTAATAAAGAAGCAGTATCATAAGATACGGGCATTGATGTAATAGCAATAGGAAAAACATTTACAAAATTATATACCAATGAAGATTTATTATCTCTTTCAAATTTTGTAACTTCCAAACCAGAGTTTGCAATATAATCTTTTGGGTATCTCATTCTATAAAAGAAATTGCCCTCTCTGGAACCAGGAGTATTATTTTTTGCGGCAATAGTTTCGTTAACGGTATACTTTATCCAAGATTCAAAAAATCTAATCGGTAAATAATTTTCTGCATCAACATAAAAACTAAAATCAATTCTATCATCATATAATCTTCTATATACGTGCTTTTCATTAACACCAGTATAATCATCAACAATATCATAAGTTGACAGAGAAGATCCTGGAAGAGATGCCTCAGAACATAATAAATTCAACCTATCTTGGTCATACTTAACACCATTTTCGTTAAGATATGCATCAAAGTTATTTCCAGGAGGTTTGGGAATTTTAACTTCAAAGTGCGAAGTGAGAGCTGGTCTAAGCAAGTTTGCTTTGATTTGGGCTACTGTCCTTTTAGTAGGCATTTATAAATACTTTTTGATCTTTATATTATGTAGTAGAGATAATGGCAGAAAGTATTAAAAGCAAATATAAACCAAATTATCCAAACAAATATAAAGGTGATGCAAACAATATTATTTGTAGGAGTAGTTGGGAAAGAAGTTTCT